GCATTTAATTTCTTTTCTAAGTATCTAACTACGTGTGGGTTTAGGTTTGGGTTAGTAAGTCTGCTACCAATCTCTGACGCACCATTCACTCTTTTGGGATTATAACCAGCTTCTCTTACCGCATCTGCTTTATTTATCTTTCCATAATTTGAAACATAGATATCAACAAACTTACGTTGCTTTGCAGTCAACTGGTCTGTTGTTTTTAAAACATTAGGTAATTTTGGCATTGTCTTTCCATTTCTTGTATCCTTTTAACCAATCTTTATGTGAAGTCTTATGCAGTTTGTTCCAAGCCTTGTCTTTAACCCAATCCGCTATCTTAATTAACAAATTGATGTATTGCTCGTGCCGCTTTTTCATAGCAACTACTATAAACCAAGACCTTGCCTAAATCTACACCTGTCCGTTGTCCCGTGTACTCGGGAAGATGAGCTTGTACTCGGGAGGATGAGATAGCATTACAGGTTCCTTGTCCGTTGTCCGCTATTATTCCTAATTTGTATATATAAATTTATTATTTATTATTTATTATTTATTATATATACCCCATACACTTAGCATAACTTAAACTTAAACGATTATATGTACCAAGGGGGGTGCGACAAACGCACGGACACGCTGGGACACGCAAAGACAGACACGCTGTCCCAGGATTATTCAATAATACCAATGGTTTTAAGCCAAAAATGGCCTCTGGGACGCAAAGACAGCCCCAAATTTTTTTTTCATCATTTAAAAAGGGTAATTTATATGTCTTTGTGTCTTTGAAAGGTTTTTTAAAAAAATACCTAATAAATTCAATGGTTTACGATAAAAAAGCTGGGACAAAGGTTTTGTCTTTGGCTGTCCCAGAGATGTCTTTGGCTGTCTTTGGTAAGGGGAACGCCAGTCTCCCATTGTTCCCCATAAAATAAAAGAGCCCCCAAACTATGATAGCTCAGGGGCTCATAACAACTTAAACAAAAAGAAAGGTCTAATGATATAGAAACATTAGATTAATTATATATTACTCCTCATCCTCATCTTCGTCAATATCAGCAACCTCATCCATCTCATCAGCTTTCTCTCTGACAAGATTTAAATCTTCTTCAATTCTATCTAGGATGTCTTGGATAGTTTCGTTCTTTTTTTTCTTTGGCATAGGATTCTCCTTGTTGGTTAGGAGGCCATTTTATACCTACGTAATTGAGCCTACAAGGTGCACACCAATAATTATTATCTTGCAATATTACTGCCTTTTCTGTGCATTTGTGACAACTAATCATATTTTAGTGTTGAAAAAGCCAAATTCTTTCTTTGTTTTTCTAATTCCATTCTAAGTTCTTTTCTTTTTTTCTTATCTTCCGTTTCTTCTTGATAAGCTTTTAAAGCTTCGTGATATTTAGCCCAAGCAATTTGTCTTTGATTAAATTTAATAACTTCATTATCAATAGCTAAATGAAATCTTTCTAAAACGTATTCAGGTTCAAATTCTGCAAGATAGCAAACATTTTCAAAATCATCTTTTTGATGAAACCATTTAAATGCGTCCCATTTTGCAATAGAAGATTTTTTATCGTTTAGATTACAAACACAATCCTCAAAGGCCATCATAACTACGGCCTGCCATAGCTTTGTTTCGCTAGGTGTTGAATGAGCTTCCGTTACGATTTGCGTCGCTAGCTTAGTGCCCATAAGTTTTAGTAATTCTACTGAGTAACTCACGATAATATTTTGCATCCTCCAAATTTTGTTTGGCCATACATACATCAAAACATACCCAAGCTTTTTCAAAAAACTCGTTTTGTAGTTCTGGCTCAACCCTTTTTTTACTTTGTAATGAGTCCTCGATTAAAATATCATAGCTGTCCATTCTTCTATGATAATTCAATGGGATGCAAGAATTCAATCTTGTGAGACTATTTTTTATTTTCATTTTGGTATACCGTAAAGACCTTGACTTTGGCCTTATTTTTTATTCGCTGATCTTTTGCTCTATTCCAAACTTCTTCAAAAGTTGGAAGTAACATTGGATCTGCTGTTGCGAATCCGCAGGGTACGCCACAATGTAATTGATACAGAGTTGAAGTAACTCTTGTATATTCTTCTCTATTAAGTTTTGTCGCTAAAATAGTTAACGTGTCAACAAAAGCTTGTCTAGGATCGACTTGTGTCATCATCACCCTTTGTTAAAGAATGATTGTCCGTTAGTCGTTTTTCCTTGTTGATGGATATTGAACCAAAATAACCAGCTCCTCCGCACTCTTTACAAGTTTGTGTTTCTTCGTATTGAGCAAGTCGAACGTAACCATTACCACGGCAGTTCTGACAAGTTGTTAGTTTTGTATCCATCTTCAATACCTACTGATTATTTTAATTTTTGTCAATATGAAAGTTCGATAAAACTGCTTTTCTTTCACCTTCATACACAAGATTAAATATGTGACTTTTGTTTGGTATTACCCCTGGAGTTGTCTGACCAGCAAGTTCAGCTACCTTTTTTAAATCGTATGTTTGGCAATCGTCTAAGACAATGAAGCATTGATCAGCTGCCCTTACTCTCACATAATCCACTTCTTGAATTACTGATTCTGTATCGTGTGGGCCGTCCAAATGCACCAAATCGTATTGATTTATAAGGGTTTTTTGCTCTTTGTAGATAGGGTAACCATTAGGAAATTTTTGAAAAAATTCTTTGTCATCTAAGCATACAAAATTAAATTCAGGATAAAACTTAGACATATAAACAAGCATATCTTGTTTCATTTCGTTGGTATAATCATATCGCACACCTTTGAGATTATCCGCTCCATTGTATTCAATGTTTCCAAAAGGATCCACACCAATATGTACCAAAGGAGGATTATTAGGAAAGCAAGTACGCCAAGCATCAATAATAACAGTGCTCCCAAATCCGTCTCTGACACCAATTTCCATAGTTGCACCAATTGGTTTTTGCAATAACTTAAAGCATTCTTCAAATATTCCATATTCTAAACTATCTCCTTTTCTAGGCTTGATCTGTATATTTTCCATTTAGTATTTCCTTTATAAATTGTTCAGTTGTTATTTTTCTTTTTTTAGCTTGAAAGTCACAATAGTCATCAATGAGTTTTTCTATCATTGCACCAGGTGCTCTGTATTTAGTTCCGCATATAGCTTTTAGTATTTTATGTTTTGGTTTTCTAATTGCTACACTTGTCCATTTATTTATGTCCATTTTTTTTCCTTTCGTATCTTTTTTTTATGTAACCTAATAGTATTTCTGCTTTACAATAGTGATGTAGTCTTGAATATACACCTGACCATTTTTGTCTCTTTTTCCCTCTTTCCTCACAAAAAATATCTCTTTCGTGAGCTTCTTTTGCTCTTCTTTCTAATCCCGCATAAATTTTACCTAATGGGTTATATAAATCCCACAAATAAGTTGCGACATTGTTTATGTCTAACCACCTTGTAAATCGTTTCATTGCATTTATTTTTAATAGTTTAGTATTCATTAATGTATTGTTGTTTTCTTTTTAGATTTCATAAATAACTCTGCTACATTAAAACCTAAATCTTCATCTTGCATAAGTTTGTCCCTGAACCGTGAGTCATTTTCCAAGATATCAATTAACATATATCTAATAAAATCAATTTCATTTTCTTTAAATTTTCTATTAACAGTTTCCCAAAATAATAAAAACATTAAAACTTCTGTTGGAGCAATGGCTCCTGATTTTTTTAATTTGGCTTGTATTACATCGCCACGTTTAATAAATTTTTCTAGTTCAGCATACCAATCGCTTTGAAACTTAAAAAACTTTTTTTCATCGTGTTCCATTAGATCATCCATAGCCATACGAATACTCCTACAAATATTAAGGTTAATTTTGGAAACAGAATAAATATTAAAAATATAAGATCTGTTAAATGTTTCTTTAAGCTTTCACCTGGTAACATTAGTTTGTCCTCCTGTTTGTTAGTTCATCATTTACTAGTTGTCTAGCTACTTCTTCAGGGAATGGATAATGCTTGTAAGTACCATTAAACATATCAATGCTTATAGATTTAATTCGATTGATAGTATCAATAAGTTCTACACTATCTACGGTTAATTCGTGTCCATTTGCATCAGTATCGTACATTCTTGATAGTACGTCATTGACCTTACGAACAATATCGTTCCACATTTTGCTTTTTGTTGTCATCTTATCTAGATATAAGATTGTAATGAGTATTGTCAAGTGTTAAAATGATTTAATGATTGCAGCAATTACTTCTTTTGTTATGTTTGGTACCATATGCGTTTATGATCCCGCTAATGATTTTGGGTATAGTTGCTTAAATTTTTGGGAAAAACCTGCAGTTTATTACCCTACCACACCAGCCTGCCTAGAGGCTTCTAAAAAAATGTCTGAAGACATTAAGAAAACCTTAACTGAGGATAATGTTAAAATTATGAGTCTTGACATTATTTGCATTCCAGTAGATAAGCAAGAAAAGCTTGAAACTTAACAAAAAAACTACTATAATATCTTATGAAAACATATCGTATACAAGTTAGATATGATGGTTCATACTGGGATTTTACTACCCAGGCCGAATCCATAGACGATGCTGCGATGTTGTTTATCAAAAAAGTTAATGATGGAACATTAAAACCATCAGGTGAAGGTTTCTACATAAATAGTAGAATCTTTATAACTTATGAGGAGGTGTCAAATGATACAACCCAACAAGCTATTCGCCAAGAAGCTTGAATTAGAGAACGCTTGGAATAGACAGTTCTTAGAAAATGGCGGTTATGTAACTGTTGAGATGGCAGCTATACAAGATCAGTTAAAAGTTGTTGTTAGACAGTTAAAAGAAGATAGTGTTAGATACGCACACGTTAATTTGCATAATGGTGAAAACCATTCTTTTGCTGGTTAATTAAGGTTCTAACAGAGTTTTACACTTCTCAATTAGTGTATTTAGTTTTGGATCCTGAAAAATGAATTCAAAGCTACGGACTTCGTCGCCCCTTTTAATAATTTCCCAAACTAAAACATTTAATCTAGATAAAAATTTTACTTCATCATCATTATTAGCTTCGTAACAAATAACTCCATCATATCCGTTTTTTCTTGCATATTTAATTCTGTGATTACCATTTCTACAAACCCAATTACCATTTTCCATTTTTTCTACTATAGGTGGGTTTAACATTCCTTTTTTCTCAATATCTTTTTTTATGGATTGATAAAAATCATTGTGAGTTCCATAAATATTTTCAATTTTATCAATTGGTATTGTTTTTATTCTTTTGGCAATTATCATATATCTAGGCCATAATATTTTATTCATAGGTTTAAACATTATGTAGCTTCTCCCCAATTATCTCCTATGGCCACATCAACCTTAGAAGGAACCATTAAATCTATATCATCGTTGTGTTCCATATATTTTTTAATCTCTGCTTCATCATCCTCTGTTTCTACACTAAAACAAAGTTCATCGTGTATTTGTAACATTGGTGTATGACCTAACTTATCGCATTTAACCATAGCTGCCTTAACTTGATCTGCAGCTGATCCTTGTATTAATCTATTCAAAGCCTTGTATGTCATAGCTCTTTTAGCAGAGTTTAAGCTACCATACTCTGCAATATATTCTTTTTCTGTCATTGCTTTATGTAAACCATAAGCTCGTGGCTCCCATTTATCAAACCTGCATCTTCTACCCATTATTGTTTTAATAGAACCTGATTTGTCAGCTTGTTGCATAACTCTATTAGCTAGTTCTCTTACAAAAGGTACTTTGTTATCATACTCTCTTAATAAAGCTTTTGCTTCATCAAAGGTAATACCAAGTTGTTTAGATAATTTGTTAGAACCCATTCCATAGAAAATACCTAAGTTAATTGTTTTAGCTTGTCCTCTAGGTATACCTGCCATCTGTGCTACTGTTTGATGAAAGTCTGTATCATCATCTTGATATGCTTTTATTAACTGATCTGAACCTGTAAGACCGCCTAATGCTTTATCTGTAGTTGCTGCGTAATGAACAACAAGTCTAGGTTCTTGTTGGGAATAATCAAACGATCCCCATTTGCATCTTTCCTCTGGCAAAAATAAACCTCTGATAAGTTTACCATACTCTTTATTTCTTGCTGGCACTTGTTGTAGGTTAGGGTTAGACATACTAAGACGACCAGATACAGTACCACCATTATCACCCCGTAACTGATTAATTTCTGCGTGTATACGTCCTTTATGTTCATATCTTAATATACTATCAATAAAGGTAGAATGCAATTTGTTAATCTCTCTAGCATCTTTAATCCATTTAGCTAGATCGTGATTACAATTCTCTAACCAATTAGTAGTAAATGACGGGTCTTTTGACTTTGCAGTTCTTTCATATTTAATACCCTGCTGATCAAATGCTGTAGCTACGCTTCTTGCAGCCCATATCTCTACATCAATGTTAGTTAAATCTTTAACTTTCTTTAATAAATCTTTTTCTTTTTTAATTAATTGTTTTTTTAAATCTTCTGCTTTTGATATATCTACTCGTATACCTGTTTCTCTCATTCTAATTAAAATAGGAAGTAGTTCCATTTCTAATTGCCATACTTTTAATAAATTTTCTTTAACTAATGTAGGTTTAAAATAATTCCAAAGTTTTAAAGTTAATGCAGCATCTTGTTCTGCATAAAATCCTACGGCCATTGATGGCATTTTCCATAAGTCAGCCTTAGCATCTAATCCTCTTGTAGCAGCTTCTTCTCTTAATTCATCTTCTGCTTTTACTTCTCCAAGATAATCAAAACCTAATGAGTTTAAAGAAAAACTATATCTATTTTCATCAATCAATGCGGCTGCAATCATTGTATCAATAATACGACCTCTAACTTCCCAACCTTGTGATCTAATCCAACCTAAATCGTATTGAGCATTATGAAAGATTTTATCTGCATCTGTCTTTAATACTTCTTGAAACCAACCAATAACCTTACCTCTAGGTAAATTTCCTCCGCCTTGATGATTAATAGGATAATACCCCTTGAAAGAGCCTGCAGCTACTGCAATACCAACAATCTCTCCATCCTGCCTAGCCCAACCTGTACCAAGCTTTTTCATATTCTCATCCCTGGTCTCTAAGTCTATAGCTATTTCTTTTTCTTCTGATAAGTCAGGAAAATCTTGTGGTGCAACCCATTCAGTATTTTTCATAGTTACATTTATTTGGTATGACATTTACAGTTTTTCATAGTTTACAAAGTTATGGGTGTTTACAGCATTTAAAGCTGATACGTCAACTGTAAAATTATTTGCGACTGGTTTTGGTTTTTTCATTTTGCTCCTTTTTTAATAATTCATAATAACAGATAACACAATAATAAAGACAATCAAATGCAATATCTCTTCTATTGCAACTAATACATTTACTTGTTGTCATCTTTTAATTTTAATATTTCTAATTCACAATAATGAATTATCTTTTGTAGATCTTCTATTTTATTTTTTGATAAGTACCTACAAACGTACTTCACAACGTTCCCTTGAAAGAAGCTGAGATTATTTTTAGAAATAAACTCATAAGGTTGTATGCGAAAATCTTTATAGTGATTTCCGCCTACCTGCCTATCTTGTGGAAACGATTTATCAAACATATTTTTACTTGTCATATTACATCCTATATCTTCCATACCCCATTGCCGTTAGTGGCATATAATGACCGTGAGGTTTATTAAGTTGAATTATCTCAACTCCTTTTTTTGCTCTTGTTACTGCCACATACCAAACTCTTAGTTCAGCATCTCGTTCTTTACTTGTCTTTTCTTGTAAAGTACAAATCTTTGGACATTTTTCGTATATAACTACGTGGTCTGCTTCTTTACCTTTTACTTGATGTATTTTATCTATAATTATTTTAGGGTCTTCTTCAGGATTTATATGTTTCTCCATTAACTTCTCTATATAATTTCTATTGGCCATATCTATGTCTAGGGCCGTTGTCCACGATCCCTTATCCTGTAACAAACCACATTTAGCATTTAAATACATATAATTAAATGTTTGTTGAGGCACGCTAGACCATTTCTTATTATCAGTTCTTCTCCAACCGTGTTGAATGTCCTTGATGTAATGATAAACTAAACTAACTTCTTGTAAGTTTATCTCTTCACCTTTCATTAATTTTTCCCATATCTTTATAGCTTTCCAATAAGTAGGGTTAACTGCTGATTGACCTGATGAGTTCTTAAAGAATATTCCTAAATCTCTAGCTTCAGCTTTAACTTCCATAAGCTCTGTTCGTGTTCTAACTAATACCATCCAAGTATCATCTATGTGTTGATTAAAGTTAATATGACTAAGTCTAAAGTTATTTGTGTTTACATATCCTTTAGATCCTGTAGAAGTAAATTCTTTTGGTTGTCTGACTTTTATTAAGTTAGTTATATTTTTAGAAAACTTCTGAACCTCACGTGGCATACGTCTAGATTTACGTAATACTTTTACCTTACCTGGAAACTTTAAAAACTCCTCTACACTTGCACCATTCCATTCGTGTATAGCTTGGTCATCATCACCCGCAATAAATACCTTTTGAGCTTTACTAGCCATTAGATAAACAAAGTCCCATTGCAAAGGTGTTAAGTCCTGTGCTTCATCTACTATGAAATAATCTAATCCAAATGAATAATCATTTAATAAAAAGTTCTCGATCATATCTGTGTAATCCATAAATAAATTCTCTTTAAACTTTACCCAGTTAGATACGATATCAACCAAGTCTCCCCAATGCTTTGTCTTCTTTAAAGAGTTATCTTCATCATAAGCTTGTTTCAATGAAATCTTACAGTTCCTTGCTCTTTCATATAATTCAATAGGATAGTTTTGTATTTCTATTTTACCATCTTCACTTTGTCCTATTTGTAAATTAACTTCTTCTCCTCTTTCTAAATAACTAAAGGATGCTAAATGCTTACGTGGATCTATAATCTCTAATGCTGAATCTCTTGTTCTTGATAGACACATTGCGTGTATTGTTTTAAATAGTTCAAAAGAATCTTCTTTGTATTTACCTGGAAAGGCTTTTAGTACACGATCCATACCTTCTTTAGCAGCAGCTCTTGTATAAGAACAGTAACCTATATACTCAGGAACCTTGTGTAACTTACCTACACCATATTTAACAATATTAAGCAAAGTCCAAGTCTTACCTGTACCTGGAGGGCCATATATCTTCCAAGTCTTATCTGCTATTTGTTTTAATGCGTCAGGGTCATTACGAATGTTATCCGCTGCATTAGGTTTATTAGTTTGTACTAAATTCATTATCACCTATTTGTTGTTTAAATTTATTTATCTCTTTTGTATTATCTCTACCTTTTATGTCATCTAAAATAATAGAGGAGTAACATCGTTTGCTATATCCTTGATATCCTTTATGTAGTTGAATAATTCTTTTACTTGCATCTTTCTTTTCAGGATATTTAATTTTTTCTTCTTCACACATCCTAGCTAACATCTCTCCTAATGTAGTTTCATAAGATTTATTGTACTTAGATTTAGCATAGTGTTTAAATGAAGTTGCATTCCAAAAATGTCTTTTTAACTTGTCACATTTATAAACATAACCATAATCAATCTGTGTAATATCATTAGCTCCTTTTTTCTCATCAATGAATGCGTGCAGTATCGTACTAAATTCAGATAATCTTTCCTCACCTTCATTATAAGAATCAATAACTTTCATAGTTTCAAACCATTTATCCTTCATCTCTGTAAACTCATCTGCCTCAACCCAAGTCCATTTAATTTGTTCTTCCCAACATCTTTTAGCTATTTGATTTTGTGTCCATAGTTGATCAGTAGTCATTGATATAATTACTTCATCACCTTTTTCATTAACCATTGTAAGTAAATGTCTTCTAGGATTAGTCATAAGCATTCTATAATCTGTAACCATTACAGTTCTTTCAACAAGGCCAAACTTACGAGTTCTACAACCTACCTTGTCACATCTACCTAAGTCAGCAATCTGTCTACAATTGTTTCTAACATACCAAACATCTTCTTCATCTTTTTGATCTGCTTTATCTCTCTTTTTCATAACCTGAGATACTTTTTTAGCAAATTGATTTTTATCAAAACCCTCTTCTGTTGCAAAAAACTTAGTTACAAAGTTATCCATCTCTTCTCTAACCTTATCTTCATTATCTCCGTGCATCTTTCTAGCTACACAACCAAACTGTAATAAAGCTTTATCTCTTTCACCTTCGTAAACTTTATTCTCAAAATAATAATCCATACAAGGCGGATAGTCTGAAACTTTTTTGATACCAATAGATTCTAGTTCCTTTAAAGTAACTTTAGTAATTTTCATTGTTAAAAATTCCTCTAAAGGTATTAAGTCTTTAATGTTGTAATTTCTTATTGCCCAACGTTTTGTTGTTTCGTCTTTGTAATTAAAATAAGGTGTGTTGATTTGATTACCTGTACCATCAGCATTTAATTTAGTTTGTACAGGAAATATGTCTATTGTACTTTTTGGTCTTCCTAGTTTTAATGATAATGCAGTTAATCTTCTTTTAACTTCGTTAGCTGGTGCTGAACCATCTATAAATAAATATGCGTGTACACCTCCCGACTTTGATCTAAATGGTACGAAAGGTAAGTTCCAAGATCTAATCTTGTCTAATACTTCATTAGCTTCTTCTTCTGATTTAATTTTATCTACATCAATAACACCAAAGCTTACAGTGTTATCTTCTCTAATTGGTACAATACCAATGGATTGTACACCTTCAATATGGTCTTTAAAGATCGGCTCTTCATTGCCATCAGCAGGAAAGGATTCCCAATTGTAAACTCCCTCAACCTTACCGTCGGCACGCTTCAAGCCCGAAGGCTTGAAGGTACCGTATTTTCTTTTAGAACCATCGAACAGTTCTGAAAATCTACTTAGATCCATAGATTAGTATGGATTATTCTGAGTAGTTGCAGATTGTGTTGGCTCCTCTTCTCCGTGCTGTACTTTTACTTCACCTTGTTTACAAGTGTTGTAAAAATCTTGAGCGGATTTAAGTAAAGTTGGATTGTTTACATTTGAATCAAACTCAACATCCCACCCATACCAAGAACCTAAATTGTTCTTTTCAAGAGTAGTTTTCAATCTATAAATTTGAGCAAATGATGGTGGTTGAAAGAAACCATTTTTGCCTTTAACTCTTTGAGTCATAATCATTGAGTTCCATTTTCTAGATTTTTTTCTCTGAGTAGCTTTCATTGTAATTAAAGCTGTCTCAGTAGCTTGATCATTATCATCAACTAAAACTACATAATGAGAAGCCGTCTCTTCAATATAATTACCGTTTGGTAATCTATCTTTTTTATCAGGCCCTCTAGTAGTTTTTGATAATATGTCAGATGTAGAATCATAGATAGCTATTGGAGCTCCTGATCCTTCTTGACCTCTATCTCTCCACTCTAGATACTCTAACTTATAAAAACAAGGAATAACTCTTATTCCTTTTTTTCCATCGTATAGTTGATCTGAGACAGAGTTATAAATCTGACCAGGTTTGGCTTCTTCAATATATCTTGAATCACCAGCAGTTACCTGCGGAGATAATTGAGATAGTATCTTTAAGAACGGTAGTGCCAAATCTCTTTGACCTACATTCTCGACACCTAAACCTGCAAGATTTTCTAGTTGAGTTACATCTAGTGTTGCTACACTAGAAGATTGTTTTGTAGCGACTGCGTTTGTCGTTTGCGTTTGTGCTTTAGACATTTTTCCTCCTACGTTGTTAGTTTTGTTTTGTTCGCTATATATACGCCGAATAAATCGGATGGAACAGATCGACCTTGTGTGATTTCGTCTTTAACGAAAGCCTTTAAAGTCATCGGCTCTACCTTTTCGACTTGGTTAACATTATGCCCTTTTTGTCGAAGTTCGTCAACAAGATTTTTAGCCTCGTTATCTTGGCTTCTACCAAATGTAAGGGTAATGTTATTCTTGATTAGATCCCCGTGACCGTTGTCCCTGAGCCATTGAAATGCCTCCTGTACACGTTCTGAGGGAATCTTTGCTGCATAGAAAGGTTTGATCTCTATTTTTTGACCATCTTTCAATGTCAGCTTACTATATCCTAACTCACTCATTTTGTTAGGAATACGATCTTCGGACAGTTCACGTTCTTTTTCTTTAATCGTTTTTAACTGTTCCTCTAGATTAGCAATCATTTCTTGTTGCTCTAGTAAGTCCTTACAAAGTGAAGATAGGGATGATAGTTCTTTATCGTCAACCGTCATTGTGGTTGATATTGCTTCTAGATCCATAGATCCTCCTTTTTTAAGTTGATTCGTTTTTAAATTAATGTATAGATTTTGTCAAATGAAAAAATATAACTTTAAAACAAAACCTTTTGACCATCAGCGTAAAGCATTAGATTTATCTTGGAATAAAAATAACTATGCTTTGTTTATGGAGATGGGCACAGGTAAAACTAAAGTTGCCATAGATAATATGGGAATACTAAAGGAACAAAATGAAATTGATCTTGCAATTATTATTGCACCTAAATCAGTTTATATGAATTGGAAGACTGAAATTGAAACTCATTTATCAGATGAAGTTCAATATGAAATGTTTTGTTGGCCTAAGATAAAAGATTTATCTACTGATTTTTTATTACAAAATAAACTAGGAATCATTTTAATGAACGTAGAGGCTTTGTCTCACAAAAGCGGTGTAGATTTTTTAAAGAAGATTATGATTCGTTTTAGAAATACAATGGTTATATTAGATGAAAGTACGACAATAAAAAACAGAACAGCAGCACGTACAAAGAATATCTTAAAAGTATGCCTACAATCCAAGTACAAGAGAGTACTAACAGGATCACCAGTAACAAAATCTCCATTGGATCTATATACTCAATGCGAGTTCTTAAGTCCAGCCCTGCTTGGTTTTAATAATTACTTTACGTTTAGAGCACGTTATGCAGTTATGGATCAGATAAGAATAGGTAATGATCGTTATATACACGCTCCTAAATATTATATTAACTTAGATGAGCTTGATGCTAAGTTAAAAGCTTTCTCTTACAGAGTTCGTAAAGACGATTGTTTAGACTTACCTGACAAGATACGTTTACAGCACGAAGTAGAATTAACTAAAGAACAGAGACAAACATATCACGAATTAAAAGAACGTGCCTTAGCTGTCATCAATGATGATACCGTTAGTTATAATAATAAACTTACTGAATTACTTCGTCTCCATCAAGTTACTTGCGGGTTTGTTAAAGATGATGCTGGTAACATTCACGAATTTAAAGATTGTCCTAAGATGGAGGAGCTACTAGAGATTATAGAAAATACAGATGCTAAGGTTATTATCTGGGCTAACTACGTGTATAATATTAAAAAAATTATGCAAACGTTGGAGGATAAATATGGGAAAAACTCTACTGTGGCTATATACGGTGAGATTACTACAGCTGATCGTCAAACAGCCGTCAAACGTTTTCAAGAAGATCCTCAATGTCGTTTTTTTGTTGGCAATCCTTCCACTGGTGGTTTTGGTCTTACTCTTACCGCAGCTTCTTATGTGGTATACTTTAGTAATAATTTCAATTTGGAAATCAGACAACAAAGTGAAGACAGGGCTCATCGAATCGGCCAGAAACGGAATGTCACTTATATTGATCTTGTTGCACAAAAAACCATAGACAAACACATTTTAAAAGCTTTACAAGGTAAAGTTAAATTATCTGCTGAGACTTTAGGTGAAACTGTTAAAGCTTGGCTCTGTTAAATTGTTCTACTCTTTGAATCCACTTATCTTTGTATCTTTTTAAATCGTCTTTATCTAAAATAAATTCTTGATAGACTAAATCTTTTGTACAGATAGCTATTAAACCTTTATCAATTGGCCCGTAATTCTTTTCGTGTGCTAAGGCATATGCTGCAATCTGATAATAATAATCTTCTACGTAGTTTCTTTGTTTTAATTTATTTGATTGTTTAAAGTCTATGATGGTTGGCTTACCTCCGTGTATACCAATTAAGTCTGTTGCACCTGCATATAGTTCTTCATAGTGTAAGGATACTTCGTTACCATATATGATTTCTAAAGCTTGCATATTCTCTATGATTTTATGTGCCATCAATCTAGCCTTGGCACCTTCTTCAGATAAGTTAAAATAACCTTGACCATTAATGTATTGTTCTAATACATAATGCATTTCAGTTCCTCTTCTAGCAGCATCAATAGTAGTTTTTCTAGCTGCTTCATCTCCTATTCTATCTCTCCATCTTCTAAGAGAATCAATATCTTCTTGGGATTTAGTTGCTGATAGTATTGTTGTAACGCTAGGTATTTTTTTATTATCTACGTTATATGTCCGTTGTCCGTTTTCCTCTTGTCTTGAAAACTTCTTATACTGATATTTATTCCTGTTCCAGGCAAAATCATCAACGGTAAAACTATTATCATTTCTAATAATTCTCATAAAAACAAGGGGTACCCTAGTATCGGAAAGATGTCAAACGGTTAATTCTGAGGCCTCTCAGGAGGTTTTTTAAAAGCCAACAAAGGCTTTAGAAGCAAAAAATGCTAGTCCAGCTATAATAAGACCTAATATCCAATCTAACTTTTTAACTGTCTTTTCAATATGTTCGTGTGTTTGTTCTTGTTGTTTTTTAATATGGTATAGTTCTCTCTTTACACCTGTAACGTGTCCTTGAAGAGTTATAATATGTTCTCTAGTATTTCTAGGCTCCATTGAATTCATCTTCCTTGTTATATTTTTCAAAGTCTTTGCATTCCTGACAAGTACATTTTTTACATTCAATTGTCTTGATGCCATTAACTTCATCAGTTAGTTTTTCTCCACAATGAGCTTCATTACCACAACTATTACATAGCATTGTTAGTAGTGCCTCCTTGACCAGCAATCATTTGTCCAGTTACATCAAATGGAAATAAGGTTTCAAATTTTTGTTGTTTAACTTGTGGTGCTTCAGGTGCTGCTGGAGCTTGCAATGTTGGTATTTGATTTATACCTGGAATAGTAGTTTGTTGTCCTTGTTGTTCTGCTTCAGGTGATGGTTGTATACCATAGTCAACATTAACTGCTTGAATGGCTTGATTCTCTCCTACATTAAATCCATCTGCAAATCCTGTAGCTTCAACCAATAAAGATGTTGGGATTTGTTTCTCCATTTCTCTTTCAGGAGCAATTCGTTCTCTTTCTTCTTTTGGAAGACTGTCAAAATTAAATCCTTTTTTAGGTATGGTCATTGGTATATTAGATAATCTGTCAATGATCTCTTGTGGGTCAATCTTACTAGGATCTACTTTAGGTAAATCTGCATCTTCTTCTGCCATATAGTTTGCAAATCTAGCAAATGCTCTAGCTTTGGTTTCACCAACTGTGACAGGAATACCAACAAAACTTTTTACACCAACCTCTTTTTTAGCAAAAGCTAATCTTTCTGCTGGTGATAATACATCCATCATACGTCTTAATGCTTCAGGATCAGTTAATACTTTACCAATTTTTCTTGATGCATATAAGAAAACTAATGGAGCTAATGGATTAGCAGCAAACATACCACCTCCCATAACAACTCCTCCTAATAAACCTGCTCCTCCAGATAAAGTTAATCGTCTTTGTAAGAATGCTGATGTTTCAGAAATAGGTACGTCTGATAATGCTTTTGTATAGTTAATAAATTTTTCTAAATTATCTAAAGCTTGAGCACCTTTCATACCACCACCGTAAGCTTGTATCATCATTCGTCTAGCTTCTTGACCTGCAGGGCCATCAAATCCTAATGCTGCTCTAAATTTATCTGCACTAAACTCTGCAAAGTCTCCTTTACCAAATGTTATTTGAATGGATTCATCTGCTTGTCCCGATAATACATCTTTAACAGTTACGTTTCTTGCAGCATATAAATCTCTCATTCCTCCTTGTTCTAGTACATCGTCTACCATTGAATGAGTTTTAGGTTTAGTTGTTTGCATTTGTTTTAATAAATCAAAAGCACTTCCTGTTTTTAAACTTTCTTCACTAAATGATTTTAAGTATGCATCGTAGATGTGTCTGCTAAATGCTCTGTCAAACATTTCTTTACCTGCTTTAGATGTATTGTAACCATAGAAATGTTTAAGTTCTTCTATAGATCCAGGATTTCCAGATTTAAATGCAGCCTTTTCAATAGATGTGAATACTTGCTCCATTGGAATAGATTCTTTACCACCTATGCCGTACAACTGTTTGCTTGTGAATAAAGATTTATCTCCAGCTTTGATGGCTGCTGCTACAGCACTCTTTTCATACGGTTTTAAAAATTGATTAAATTTAGTATTAGCTAATTTTAATTGTTGATTTAATCCTGATACTCTTTCTAAAGCATTATTTAAATACCTGTCAGCTGCTACTTGACCACCTTCTGCTAATGCTTTTTCATATTCTGCTTTAACTACAGTATCTCCTAGTAATACGTTCTTATCTAATTTTGCTGCTGAGGTTGCAAAGTCCATATCAAATCCATCTTTAATCTTGAATATTGATTTTCTTGCATCAAAGAAATTTGTTTTTTCAATAGCTCTTGTAGCTAGTCTTTGTAATCCTGCAAACTCTTTAGCAGTCATTTGTACGTCACCTTTAGCATAAGATAAGTACCCCATAAGTTGTACTAATGGATCATTGTTATCTGATAATTCTTCGAATACCATTTTTTTATAGTCTGCAAATTTAATAGCATCATCACCATAATCTGACATAGCTTTTAATCTAGGTATTTGTTGTGACCATTCATCCATAAATTCTTTTGCCGCTGCCTGAGCTTTGTCTAATTTAATGAATTGAGGATTACCTACATCATCAACGTGTCTCATAAAATCTGTATAGCCATCAGATATTAAGTTTGCATATGTTTCAAATTGTTTTTTAAATTGTTGCATCGAAGCTACAGATAATGCACTTGTTCTTGTAATAGGTGCTAGTCCTGCTAAATCACTTAAGAATGCTTTACCATATTTTAATTCAGCATCTCTTAATGCTTGGTCTCCAATTTTAGATACGAATGGAAATACCCCAACTGTTTTAAAATATGATTGACCAATACCAGATAAAGGGCCATCTTTCATAGCTGCTAATAATGGAATAGGTAATCCTTTGTCATAAGCAAATTGTGCTAATTCTAACGCCTTATCTCCTTTTAAACCAAATAATGATTTAACTCCCTTAGCAAAACCCCCAGCTATAGGTAATAAGGCAGAAGCTCCTGCACCCCAATATAAAGAGTTCTTAGCCGCTTCTAACATTGCTGCTCCTGTATCAGATTGAACATCTTGATCTTTTAAGTTAGCTAAATCTTGATTAATAGCTATTGCTAAATCTTTACCAAAGTTTCTGTTAACTAAGTCATAAGCCCCTGTACCAAGCCCAGCTCCAACTGCACCACCTAGTACAGACTGTACCTCAGTTGCAATTAATGGTTTTATTCTTGCACTTGTTGCAACGTCTGCAGCTTTAGCCGCACCCATAAGTATACCTCTAGTAAATTTAAATGCTTTACCTATCTTAGGTATCTTTTCTAAGTATCTAGATAGTTCAATTGCTTTTTGAGTAAACAATTTACTTTGAGCAGCTTTAGGTAATTTTAAAGAGTTAACTAAAACATCTTTGTTTCTAATATAAGGCAATAGAGAACCTGTAAGGTCTCCTACTAGTTCTGCTCCTGGTCTTGTTGGAATTAATCCTGTAAGCTCTCCTTGAAATATAGATTTATCTTTTAAAGCTACTGCTAATGGATCTTTTGCAAATTCTTTTTCTTCAGCTAATGTTTCTGCTGTAGCATTAAAGTTCTGTACAATGTCACTCATACGAGGGCCTTTAAGCACGCCCTGTTCTATAAGATTATCAATAGTTGAAAGCTGTTCTGTATTGTACTCTCTTGGATTAAGAGAGTTGGTGTCCAACTTTTGCTGTAATGATTCTAGTGGAGTTGGTTCAGCCATTGTTTTATCCTTTTATATTTTGCTCTAATAATTTTTTATTAACATCTCCTGGTAGCATATTTCTAAAATCAGGTACTATGTTCTTTTGTGAACCATATATCGAACCTGCAATTACACCACCGCTTGTACCAAATATATTAGTAGCAACATCTAAATCACTGTATCCAGAGTTATTTAATTGTCTAATAAATGTCTCTCGTTTTTTATCCAAGTAAGTTTGAATTTCTTTTAGTTCAGCTTGTACTAAATCTCCACCTTTAGTAAATGCTAATACGTTTGTAATCTTACCAATAAATTCTAAGTCTCGGTTGGTTAATCTATCTTCTGATTTAAATGCGTTTGCTAAGAAGTATTTTAATGTCTCAGCTCTAACTCCATTAGCTGCAAGAGTTTGTCTAGTCTTATCATCCATTTGACCAAACATTGCTTCAATGTTTTTATCAACTGATTTTTCTAAACCTTGCATTCTAGCTGCCTCTTCACCAGAAACAACTTTACCTGTATTAATATCAATGATGTCTTTGTAAGATACATCTTTACCAATATCTTTAACTGCTCCTACAACTGAAGCTAATCTTGAACCAAATAATTTAACAGCACCTGACGTACCTAAAGTTTGTGGGTTTTGTAATAATAAGTCTGTAATGATTGCTGATGCACCTGTGTTATCTCCAAGTTTTCCAATAAGCTCTAGTTGTTTAGGGCCAGCTTTTATATCTTTTTCTAGATACAAACTACGTAATTCTCTATTTGCAGTTACAATTTGTTTAGTGCCATCTGGTAATGTTTGTACGTAAGTTACGTTACCTGTTTTGTCATCTCTCTCAGCAGGTACATATGAAATTCTTCCGTCTGGTCTAGCTATAGGTAGTGTTCCAGTTTTAGGCGTACCAATTCTATCTTTTAAAGCTTTGTATTGTTCTACTAATAATTTGTTATCAAGTTCTTGTTGTTTTAAATCATACGCTGCTAATACATCTACAGCAGGATTTAATGCGTTACCTACAACTTCTCCAAAACCACCTTTACCAGTTAATAAACCAGCAGCAAACTTTAACATAAATAAGTTACCAGCTTGTGTTCTAGAAAATTCAGATAGTCTATCAAACAAACCTTTTTTATTTTCTTCAGCGGGTGTTTTCTTTTTACCTTTGTTTAACTCGTCAGTTTTTTTATTTAAATCTGAATTTACATTTGTAGGCACTTCAGTCTTACCTATTTTTTCAGGGCCACCAGCTCCTCCTGTAAGAGATACTTGTTGTCCTCCTGGAGGTGTTCCTGCTCCGCTTGCCCCTTGTCCCATATCCGTTGTGCCTGAAGGTATCTCACCTGTAGTTGCTAAATCAGAACCAGGCATTGCACTAGCTGTAGCTGTTGGAGCTGTTTCTTTTGCTCTTTGTGACATATCAAAACTTAACATTGCATCATCAGGAGACATAGGCGTGAATATTTCTCTACCTTCTGGTGAATTCATATATCTATCTTGTTTAGCAAAATCAGATTCTACATCAACATATATTTTTTTCTCTGGGTCATAAACTTTTTTAGGTTGTCTTAAATATTGATCAAGTTTGTACATACCATATGGTACGGCAGCTGCTGCTGTTATACCCATACCTACTGGAGTCATCATAGCTCTTGTTCCCAATGCTCTTACACTTGCAGGCAAACCTGCTGCTCTAAGACCGTAACCAATTGTGCTTCTAACTGCTCCTGGTTTTGATGTTAATGCTTTACCTGCTGCTCTAGCACCTTCAGAACCTAAATAAGCTAATGTAGATGCTTCTCCTAAACCAGCTTCTTCTAAACCTTTTTCAACAGCTAAAGCTGGAGCTATGTAAGCTGGATTAACTAAAGATTTAACTCCTCTACCTACTGTTTTAGCTCCTTTAACATATGTTTCTCCCTTAGTTAAAGCAGAACCAATGTTTTTTAGACTTTGAATATTTTTTGAATAACCCTCTGGTGAAACAAATCTTTCTGCAATATCAAAAAATTTGTTACTTATTCTAGTTCCCATTGATGGTTTGTATTCAATTTGTAATGGAGTAGTTCTTTCTGTACCTATGATTTGTCCTGCAGCATTAACAAAATATCTCACACCATCTTTTTCAAATACTTGTGTTGGTGCAGTGTAAGCAGGATTTCTTGATGCTACCTGTGTTGATACTCCAAATTCAGGAGCACCTACTTGATAACTTCTTGGTTTTAAAGCACCTGATCTAAGTGCTGCGTACCTGAACATCTTTCTATGTAGTACTGGATCGTCCATTCAGGTCTCCTATACTTTTGGTGGATTGTTTATAACGGTTTTAGGCTGCGATGCTGCATAAGCTTGATAAGCAGCAATACCTGTACCTACCGTTTGTGCTAATGGGTTAACTGTTGGTGTTGTAGCCGCAGTAATACCTGATTGTGAAGTAGGGCCAGCTGCGTAAATGTTTTTAATAAACTCTGCTCTTTGGAACGGTTCATAAGCTCTTTGTAATTCTGTGGCTCTTTGAGCGTCTAAAGCTTGTTGTGCTAATTGTTGTTGTATGCCTCCTGCTTGTAACATACTTTGAATATCAGCTTGTTGCATAGCCTGTTGTTGCATACCCGCTGCACCTAAAGCTTGTCCTGCAGCTAATTGTTGTTGTTGAGCTTGTTGTGCTGCTGTTAATGCCGATTGGAATCCTGCAGCTTGTGCTTGTCCAACCATACCTAATCTAGCTCTTTCAGATTCTGCTAATTGTACACCTTCTCTACCACCACCAAATGCACCAGCTTGAACAGCTTGTTGTGCAACTTGATTTCTTTGTTGAGCCGCTTGTCTATTAATTTCATCAATTACATATGATTGATATGGATTAAAGAATTGAGATATTTGTGGGCCAGCTGCAGCTTGTTGTAAAGAAGCAATACCAGCTTGTTGTGCTGCTGTTCCTATTCCAGTTTGACCAGCTTGTTGAAACGCACCTGTTTGTAATGCTGTAGGTTGTGCAACTTGAAATGCTGGAATGTTAACAGGTTGTTGGCCTAGTTGTAGACCAATGTCCATTAATCCTAATTTTCTTTCTTCAATACCTGGAGCTTCTCTAATAATTTGAGTTTGTACCGCTGGAGTCGATCCTCCACCTCCTGATCCGCCACCACCAAAGTATTGTCTTAATCCTGTAGCTTCGTTAATTGTTCCTGCACCACCGTGTTTCTTTAGTAGTTCTGCTTCTGCTTTATTAATATGTGCAAGTTCAGTATCTCCGTTGATACCTTTACCAGAGATTTCTTTATATAATTTTTTAAATAGTTTTATTTTAGCTTTTAAATTCATAATTTTTTCTCTATTTGGACGTGCGTTTTAACAAATCCTTTATGCTTGAGAATCCTTTCCCAACCAGGTCTTGCAAACACTTCCATTTTTTTACAATCGTTTTCTTTAGCCCACTTACAGATTTCATCCATATAGTCGACCCAACGTTCATAATCTTCGCCAGTTGTGATCCTAAGATCGCAAACCCTGTAGTTAGGGTATTGTCTAACTTCTGTAACGCAAACACAAATAACTTTGTTGTTTTCGCCCACAGCCATCCAAAGCTGCATTGTACCTTTTTCCAAAAAGTCCAAAATATGTTCTGCACTAAATCCATCATTTGTTTTACACGCCTCCTCAATAAAAGATTTAGCTAAAGGCCAGACCTTCCTAACTTCCTCTTTACGAAAGTTGACTAGCTCTGTTTGCATTTAACAAATCAAAAATCCTTTTAAATTTAGCTTGTTGGTCATAGAAATACTTAGCACCTTTTTTTCTCATATCTTTCATATTTTTAGGATTAGCACCTGCTAGTATTCCTGCTCCTAACACGCCATCAGCTCTAGTTACAAATTCACCATCTGCAAGTTGAGCTAAAACTGTATCTTCATCTTTATCTGCCATTGAAGACATATCAACTATATGACCATTTGCTCTAACATAATTGTTAGCATCATTTTCATCGTGAGTCATTTTACTAGGAAGAACTTGTCCTCCTTCGTTATATTTTTTAATTCCTTTTAATGTAGCTAATCCACCTTCTTTAGCTGTAATTAATTGTTTGCCCATAGCATATGGTACTGCAGGTACTTGACCTGAAGCGTATACTGCTTCTGGTGGAACATAATCTTCTGAACCTGGAATGTTTTGTGCTGTCATTTGTCCTTGGTCATCGTACTGACCAACTTTAAATCCTTCTGGGCCAACTTGAGAATAAATTGCTGGATTTGCGTAATTTATATTTGCACCATAGAACATAGTTTGTTTTGGTTTGTTAGCTGCATCTGCATATGATTTGTATATCATAGCTGCAGGTACGCCTGTTTTTAATACGTCTCCACCAGTAAATGTTTTACCAAATAAATCGAATGCTGGTTTTTTTAAATATTCTTTAGTTGCTGCAATACCTTCAGAAACTGCTCCAGTACCTGAAGTTGCTTTTTGTAACATAGTAGCATCTTTAGCTGCATTTTGTGCTGTAAAGCCTTCTGTAATTCCTGCTGTAGCACCAGCTAATAAAGCATTTCGCAATGCTGATTTTGTACTTGAACCTGTTAACTTGCTAATAGCAAATGATGTTAATGCAGGTATTAATAAAGCTTGAATAGCCATCTGTAATAAATAACTCCAATTGTTCTATTTTGACTATTTTAAAGGCTTTTTAGTCTTTCTTCAATACATTAGGTTCAACCTTTTTTGTATTCTGATCCACCTTTAAATCGTCTAAAAGTCTACCTCTGTAAGCAAATTCTCCATAATGTTCTATGTATTCATCAATTAAACCATACATTTTAATACCTGCGTGTTTACATAGCTTACAAAAGTAAAAATCTTCTCCTGTATAGGTCTTATTTTTGCTATCCCAATAGGTATCAAAATAGTTATAAAAATGATTTCTATCTACTAATTTACCATCTATTAGTGTTTTTTGTTTGATTGTAAATTCAGGATACTCTTTGTTAAGTTTATCAAACACATCTCTTCTAATTAACATACAACCTGTAGGGCCTCTATCTAATTCTATAAAACCGTTTTCAATTCTAACGTTTCTTGGATCAGATACTGAGAGTGTATATTGATTACCTAAAAGCTCTGGACTTAACGGATTACCCGATTCTATTTCTTTTCTTATTTTAGCAGCATCAAATGTTTTTACTGGATAGGGCACTAAAACAACTTCTTTATCATAATTAAGCATACGTTCAACCATTCTCCAATGAAAAGCTATGTCTGAATCTATGAATAACATATGAGTGCAATCAGATTCTAAAAATCCTGACACACATAAATTTCTACCTTGTGTTACTAAGGATGATTTCATTACTTGAAACATACAAGGTATTTTTCTTACAAAGCATTCTTTTTGAAACTCTAAACAAGCTTTAAAATAATGAATAGATACGTCTGAATGAACAGGTGTTGCTACAAATAATCTAACTTCTGATGCCATTTAAAAATCTTTCCCAATAACCTTTTATTACGTCCCAATGATAAAAGTTCTTATAGTAATCTTGTTGAAATTTCAAGGCTTCAGGATTAGCTGCATTTACAAATGCAGGTAACATATTAATGGTATAAGCAAACTTTTGAGCCAGTTGTTTTTTATCTTTTAAATAAGGTACATAAATAGGAAATTCCCCACAAGTTTCTGGTAAAGCTCCTAAGTCAGTTGTCACTACAATTAAACCTGCTGCTAAGGATTCCATAGCTGCTACACAAAAAGTTTCTTCAAATGTTGATGGATGCACATACGCATCATAAGTATGTAATATTTTACATAGTTCTTTATGATCAATATATCCTTTGTAGTTTACATTAGGTAAAGATTTTGCTTTTTCATACAAAGGTTCAAATTGTTTATCATTCTGTTCTTTAAACTGATCTCCATATATTTGAGTGCTTGAATATACATCTAATTCTACGTGTTGGTTTTTTTGTATGGCTTCCATAGCCATTAATAATACATCTAATCCTCTCCAAGGTGTTGATGTGTATATTAGTTTTATTTTAGGTTTAGGATCAAAGTTAGTTTTTAATATTAAATCATCATCAAATCCATTTTTAATAACTAAACAAGCTTCTGTTGGAATATCAAAATATAACCTATACTTTTCATAAGTCCAATGACTATTAAATACATACCAATCATATTTCTTATGATTAAATTTGTTTTTAAACCAAGGAGCTAAATTAGGTTGGTCATAGCTATTGTGTACCCAAAGCACATTTGGCTTATCTATGACTACTGGTTTCTTTTCTGGAATAGAAGTGGTTAAACTAATCTTATTTAAGAGATCAGCTTTAACGTGTTTTTTAAGGTAGTCTAATTGAATTTCAGTTCCGCCTTTTGGTAGCATTACTTAGTTTTACCAAAAACTGATAAAGATGCAACCTTTATTCCTACGTCTTGTTGAAAATCATCAGCCACAGTATCAGTATTGGGATCAGCAACATCAGAATCAAAATGAGCTTTGCTATCATATACTTTTCCTGTTCTCTTATTCTTAATAGTTTCAACAGCCTCTGCAGGAATTACTGGAAGTTCTTGTCCATTTATAACTACTGTCTTTGGTGGTTGTTTTAGTGACATATGTATTTATACCATTAATTATCGTCCTTGTCCACGATACTTCTTATACCTACGTTTTTGATGTTTATTTATTTTTTTTCTATGTCTACCAGGACGTTTCTTTGGTGTTTCTTTAAAAAAAGTTATTTGTCCTACTGCTGATTTTTTAGCCATTCTCGTCGTTTCTGTTCATCTCCATTATAGATATGATAGCTGATACATTTGTTGTATCTGAAGTTTCAATTTTTAATACATCGCTTTCTTGTAATACAATAGGGCCTTTAGCTAAGTTACATATAGTCGGGCCACTAATAACTGCATACGCTATTTGATAATCAGTGGATGCTGAACTATCTGTAACAGATACTTTAACGTTTTTACTACCGCCTTGATTAGTTAATTGTATGTTTTGAACAATAGCTCTTGAATCAGCAGGAGTAGTATATACAGACTGCACTGCTGTAGTTGTTGGATCATAGAATGCGTTTTTAAATATATTAGCCATTTGTCGTATCGTACCATTTTATTGAACCAATAACACCATCATTATTGGATGCACCTTTAGCACATAAAGTTAGTGTGTCAGATACAC